AATTGTGTTCTTAAATTCTGAAGAACTACAAGGAACGTGTACATTATTCTGTGGACTAACGAGTGCAGTCGTACTCCTACCGTACTCGTCCATGTATATGATTCCAACCTCGTAGCCTCTATTGCTGTGTAGACTAGATGGGCTTCCTATCTTTTGGTAAACGGCATCAGCATTTGTAATAGTGTAATACTCATAGCTTGTCTGAGTTATCCCCGTAAATGGTGACGCTACATCAACGAAAGCCATAGCAGGAATTTGAAATCCAATAGTAGTAATACTTGGACTGCTTAGTAATCTAATTGGCTCATCTACCTGAAGGACACCACTCTTGTACTTGTATAGCGTTGGAGTTCCTGCTAATTCATTAGGTATGGTGCAGTTGAATATGTCTGTAAATGTAGAACCATTGCAAGAGTCTGTTACAGATTCAATATTTCCGGCAGTACCAACCTTATCAATAAAGTCAGGGTCAGTAGATAGGTCGTAAGGACTATTAAAGTCTTGTTGAAGTCTATAGTTGAATGTGATTGTCTGTTCTTGTGTTGTTTCTACAGGATATGGAGTATCACCCGACCATTGTGCATGCTCAAACCTTAGAGTTATATTAATCAATGCCCCTGCAACTAAATTTACTCCCGCAAAATCAACGTATACTATTGAGTCTGTAACAGTTGTAGCTATATTGTTGTCAATATAATAAGCTTGGTTATCACCAAGTGTATGTGTTAAAGTTTCCAACCCCACCTCCTCACTAGATAGCGTGGTTATGTACTCAAGCTTTAATGCATCGTCGTTTAAGTCTATTAGCTTATAGTCCTCTAAGTAGTTACCGTAAAACAGTCTATTACCCATAAGCGTCTGTGCCTGAGCAAGGCGTGGAACGTTGTCATAAAGTCTTAGTATCTCAGACTCGGGAAGTATTGTGAAAATCTTACTATTGGTAAACACGTATGACTCATCCGCATCATTAGAAAGACCTAATACATCCTTGTCTAATTCCTCTATAACCTTTATTACTGAAGAGTTCATGTCCTTAAACAACAGCTCTATTGATTTAACTAATTCTCCGCCTGTATTGAAAACAATCTCACACTGATTAGTGGTGTTTAGCATACCCTCATTTAAAGCCGTAGCAATGTCATAGTTGAATGTACCCGGCAAGAATGTTGGTGCTGAAAACTGAGAGGTTGCAGAGTACTCGTTGTCACTGTACCTGTACCTGTAAGCAAATGATATAAACCTATCTTCCAAGAAGTTGTCCTCTGAACTTGTAGTTAGTGGAGTAATCTGTGGTGAGTTTATTGGTGGCTTCTTGATTACAAGTATAGCCTCTTCCTCAAATCCGTCTACTCCTGATGAAGGATTCCCATAACTAGTATTAACGTTTATGCGTCGTGGTGCGTTGTAGTTGTCTGTAAAGAATAGTAAATCCTCAATTTTGTTCACACCCGTTATCAAGTACTTGTTGTTAAAGTTTAGCGTGGTGTTAACACCTCCCCCATCATCAACAGATATTACGTGATAAGTTGTTATGCTTGTGTTGGTGTTGTATGATACTATCAGGTCTAACTTCCCTGTAGAAGATGGAGTAAAGTTTGAGTCGTGTACAAACCAATACAGCGTCTCATTAGCACCATCATCGAATGCACCGATACACCTTGCATCGTCACTCAATTCAGTTCCATCATACTGCAAGTTGGTTAACACTATATTCCCCTTAGTGTTTTCAATCACACCTATCTCAGAGCCTTCACTAGAACCCATACGGGCATTCAATGCGTCGATGTACTCACCGTTTGGAACGATTCGTTCATCAACCATTTTATTCATCTTGCCCTTAATAAAATTTCTTGTTACGTTTGCCATATTATTTAAGCCACTTATCTTGTCCTCTTAAAGTTTGTAAAAGTCTACCCGGATGTATGTTACTGATTCTTATCTTAGCATTCCTTAGCAAAGCACCCCTTCTTTTTCTAGCCCTGTTTACGACATACTCTTGTACATTAAGCTTTGAGTTTAGTATAGTGTACTCAATAGCAGCATAAACATAATCCTCAAATAGTTTATTTACAGAAACCTTAGAGTCGTCACCGTTCTCCATACCGTCAGACACATACTCAAGTATAACTAAATTATCTTTAATGCTTGAGCTAAAGTTTATTACGCCTGAATTTTTATCAATAGTGAACGTAGGATTAGCGTTTGCTGTCTCAGTGTTCAGACCAAACCTTGCACCTATAGCAAAGTCAAAGTACCAACACCCGTCAACATTGTATCCCGGCATCCCATTAAACTGAGAATTATTTTGGTCTAGGTAAACGCTTTTCTTTGTTCCTATAATTCTATCGTAGTCTATGTTAGAGAACTCAGGTCTGAGTATGTTACCGTCAACATCAAAGAGTATGTTACCCGTGTTGTCCTGAAGGTAAGCATTAGCCGTTTGAGTTTGAAAGTTTTCTGTCAGTGGGTAAAGCACACCGTCCTTGTACATAGATACCCTAACCCAATTGACATAATCAGGAGGCAATACGTACCTAAGGGATTCGTTTACATTAAGTTCTAAGACTTTTATTTCCTTGAACGCATCGTAGTTTAATTCCTGTATCGCACGCTTGGCGTGAAACAAAACCTTAAACCTCTCCTCGTTGTTTACTAAACTATGGTTGCCTGTGTACATCAACATGAAGTTATTAACTATGTCGTATAGGGATACGTATTGATACGAACCCCAATTTGCATCCTCAGGTGATAGACCATTATTTTCGTAGTACTGATATTCTGATATATATGCCATTATGCTTCTTCTTGATTATTTTGAGTTTCTTCCGTTTGTGCAAAATTATAAATCTCTGTCTCCCTAATAGACACCCCTGCGTACTGAAGTATTTTCATTACCAAGTCAGCCTCTGAATCTAATGCTAACTCAAAATCTTGGTAGTCAGCGTTAGACGCATCAAACGAAGGCTCACCATTAGTTAATGATATAAATGTCCAATTAGGGTCTTTAGGGTATCGTATATACTGAGACACTACCTGACCAATGGAATCTACCGTGTCAGGGTATACATCCAATGATACACTCTCTGTTGTGTATGCAGGAAACAAAATGCTTGGGCTTATTAATGTAGAGTTGTTAAGCATAGTAATCTTACTATGAGTTACCTTCTCAGCCTCATTCAACTGTGTTCCCTTCTTATATATTGCATAGTCCTGTGGTGCTGCATTAAAGGAAGTTCCCGTAACCGTAAGCTCAGTGTCTGAGTTTACAACCGTAACAGTAAGGTATTGAACGCCACCATTCTCTACCGCCACAATATCACCAACACTAACCGTTGATGTAAACGTAGCCGATGTGTCAATAACCTGATTCCCTCCAACTACATTAGATGTAGTAGTACCCTCGGTTAAAACTTCTTTATATACCAATACCTTATTTATAAGGTAGTAGTCGCTACCTGTTGTCGTAGGTGATGGTGTAAAGTACTTGCCTCCCACCTGATTGATTAAACCCTTTGTCTCTGAAAAAAGATTTAAATCCTCCTCTATTCCCTTTGTAATGTCTGCATAACCTGTACCTGACGTTCTAGCATTCTCTTTGTTTATCTGATAGTTGTATGCATAGAAATAACTCTCAAACAAGTCTAACTGTGCCTGCTTTGCAAACAGGTTGAAGTCAGATGGTGAAAGGTATCCGTAATTATTTTTATTAAGGACAGACAGAACTGTATTTCTAACTGTATTTATCATCGTGAATCTTTTCACAAAGATAAGTAAAAAAAAAAGGTGTCTGAAAACAGACACCCTTCCTTGTATACTTATACTTAATATTATCCCTCTAGTATATTCTCAAGCATTTTTAATGACTCAATACCTTCATCGCTTGTAAAGAATGATGCCACCATAAAGTACGGGTCTTCTCCGTAAGGTACGACAAGCATTCTCTTTTTATTAGACTTAGTACTAAACCAAACCTCTTTTTTATTCTTCCTGAACGTAAGCAACCCCTCATCAAAGAATAAATGTATCTTAGCCTGAAGTTTTAGCATAGGGTCATTGAGTACGTTAAGAAACTCTCTAGGTTCTTTTCTAGCAAAAACCAATACATCTCTCTTCAACTCTGCTGTTGAAACCTTTGACACATCCGTTCCAAATAGAACTCTAGAAATACTTTCAAGCATATCAATCTCAAGACCTCTTGCCGCTATTAGTGCATCAACCTCTTCATTTAAGTTGTCAATATCTTTTGTGGCATCCTGCTCCTTGTTTACCTCAACAAACTTTCTACCATTGAAAGGGTGGTAGTGTAAAAATTCTTGTAGTACAGGGTTTGTTCTTTCAACCCTTAGCATACCATCAATAAAAATAACGGGGTCTAGGATAGCATTCCCATCCTGCTCATCCTCGAAGGGACTCTTTTGATTTCTAGCATAACGTAATGCACGGTTTAAATTCTTACTTTCATCAAAGTACATTAAAGGAAATCTTCTTGAATTTCTTGTTGGCAGCGTGTAAGATAAAGGTGCTGCATTCCTTGTTAGTTTGTAGACCTTGTCTACTATTGTTACTGTCTTTTTCATAATTAAATATTATTAGATTTAAAAAAAAAAGAGTGTGTCCCTAGAGACACACTCCTATTAAAATACATCTTACTCAGAGAATAAGAAGAAGTTGTTAGCACCTAGTGTACATACAGCTCTTTCTGAAAGGAAGTGTACTTCCATTGCATCAAGAGAGCTTGTCATAGCACCACCTGCTGAACCTGTAATCCACGTTTTGTAACGTCTATCTTCAGTTTCTGAAGCTCTGTAACGAACGTGTAAGAAAGGACGTTTAGCATTCTTTCCTAAGATTTGGTCATATACAGACGTTGAACCTGCAGGTACTAAGAGTCCATTAACTCTACCTGAACCTGCTGCACCTGACATATCGCCACGCATAGTTACATCGTTTAAGTATTTCCAATCAGACTTATAGAAGTCATAACCTCTTCGGAATCCGGTGAATCCTAAGTTTAAAGCCATGTCTTTGTCGTTGTCAAACAAACCAAAAGAAGCAAAGTTAGCAGCACCTGTATTACTGTAACCATTCAATCCTGCCAACATATCGTCAATACCGAAAGAAAAATCTCGGTCAACAAACAATACGTTTTCTTCGATAGCACCCTGCTTATCTAGTCGAGAAACAATAGTATCAAACTCAGTAAGAGTTGTAGGGAATCCACCGCCCCATACGTTTCCTCTGTTTTCTACTACATAGAATACTCCTTCAGAACCGTTAGCAGTTCCGGCATTGGCAACATTATCCATAGGCACTGCTTCAATCATTGCAGTCTCAAGATGGTCGTCAAAACGCAATCTTGTTTCGTGCTCAGACTTCAAATACCAAAGGTATCCGCTTGCACCGTTCTCTGTTGTTACTTCAACCCATCCAATCTGAGCCATATCAGAACCTGATACTGCGTACTTATCTTTAATGATAATTGGATTGTTCTGAAAGATAGAATCTTCAGACTCTAAAGAACCTTGCATTCCTTCAGTCCCTTTTGCAAACTCAGAACCGTAAATGAATACGCTTAATGTTTGACCCGCAGCAGGAACTTGTCCGCCTACCTCATAGTAAGCCACATCAAAAGTACCTGCAGCAGTATCAACCGCTGTTACGATAGCTTTGTTTGAGCCTGTACCTGCGTTGTCAGAAATCATAACCGTCTGACCTACACGTACTACAATGCTTGTAACTCCTGCATCCGACACAGTAATAGTGGCTATGTCAGCACCTGCAATAGCTGTAGTACTACAATTTACATACTTAGTATGTAGTCGTCCTTGTTCAGCCCATTTAATAAGGTCTGAGTTTGACGGCATTTCCGCTCCTACCATTCTTAGGAATGATGAGATTGTACGATTGCCGTATCTTTCAAATTCTTTCTCATATGTATCCGGAAGATACTGATTTAAGAAATCGAAATTCGTAATATAATTACTCGCTAAGGCTACTTGCTCTGCACTTGGCTGTAGAGCAAACCCCGGAGTTGCATTAACTTGTCCTGCCATTTTTTCTAATTTTTTAGTTTTTTAATTTTTTACTTTCTACTTTTTATTTTCAAGCCTCTGCCCGATGAAGGGTTTACGGCTTTAACTTGAACTCCTCCCTTGTTTGTCACCTCAGGTGCAGTACGTGTAGACATGTTTATATTTTTAGTCTTACGTATAACATCCTCGGTAGCAACCGACTTGCCTTGCTCATAAAAGAACTTAGCAAACTTTTCAGGATTCATTGCGATGGCTAATGACCTATGGTATCCAACTGCATCTTTTAATAGTCCATCGTCATCTAAAAACTTTTGAATAAAAGTTGATGGATTTTTCTGACTACTTAATAGTTCACTCGAATCACCGGGAGCGTAAACGACTTTCTTATCTCCATCAATAGAGAACTCAAAACCTTTGAACTCTCCTCCGAACACTTCGTCTGTCTTTTGCATAAACCACTCTGACTTACGCTTTGCTTCTTCCTCGTAGGTTGTCGCCTGTTGAACATACTGCTTATAATCCTCTAACGCTTTTTTGTCATCCTCTGAAATAGAACTCCCACTTGACTCAAGAGGAATCCTGTACTTTTCTTTCTCAGACTCAAAGTAGTCTTTGGCTTTAGCAATTGCTTTCTTTTTTTGTAACCTAACCTTCTTGATAGTAGTCTCGTCATCAAAGTCCTCATCGAAGGAGTAGTCCTCCATCAATGCGTCTATGTCCTCCTCGTCAAGACCCTTCTCAGTAGCGGTTAGATAATCCTTAAGAAGTTTATCAGGGTCAATTTTGTCAACGTCTCTATTTAACTTAGAGAAGTCTTCAAAGCCTCTACCTGTATCCTTCTTATATTTTAAATAAGCAGCCACATCTTCCGGAAGTGGTTCACTCTCTTCACGAGCTTGAAACAAATCCTCAACAGATGTAATCTCCTTATCATACTTATTCTTAATAAATGAAAGAACGTCCTCCTCCTGTAACTCAGGAATCTCAGTGTTTGACTCTACACTTTCTACTTCCTCAGTAACCGTAGTGTCAACCTCTTCATTAAATTTTTCTTCGTGCGATTTTAATAGTTCGCTTTCTACTTCTTGAACAGACTTCTGCTCGATGCCGTCAATGGCTTTTACTTTAAATTCCATGTGATTATATTTGATTTACAAAATTAATAAAAATTATTTATAGCTTTTAAGACTATCGTGGAGCGAACTCAGCTAGGTCAAACCCATCCAAACTATCCTCATTAGACTCAAAGTTCATTGGCGGAAGGTTATTCTTCCGTTGGTTTATTAGCTTACTCTGCTCAGTATTCTGCTGACTTATTCTCTTAGACTTAGCATCCTCCCTGCTTTGCTCACGACTTGCTAACTGAGAAGCTTCCATCCCCCTCAACTGAAGGTTCATCTCAAACTCTCTCTCCATAAGCATCAACTTCAATTGAGCTTCTTGCTCCCTTAGATTCAACTTAGACTGTAGTTCAGCCTGATTAATTTGCATCTGAGCCTGTGACTCCATTTGAAGTTTTTGCATAGCAGTCTGTGCTGCCATCTGTTGAGACTGCATCTGTTGCTGTGCTTGCATCTGCTGTGACTGCATAGCCATCTTCTCCTCTCGGTCTTGCTTAGACTTACGCTTAACTTTTAGTAGTTGGTTCGCTAGTTTTATATTCTTCAACTCCCTGATGTCTATAGCATCCTCCAAGTTAATGTCTCCCTTTGAAAGAGCCATTTGAATATTCTGCTCAAGCTGTGCCTTCTCTTCCTCGTCCGGTGCTACCTCAATAAATATACCAAAGTCATATATATAAAGGTCTTTGATGTCGTTAAGTATTGACACGTTATACTTGCCAATCTTATTTATAAAGTCGTCCTTAAAATCAGAATACTCTAATATATCCGAAATTCGATAGGTTAAAGCCTCAGACAAGGTTCTGAACATATATAAGCTTCCATTGAGTATATGACGTGTGGCTGTGTTTGAATTCAACGCAGCAAGCTTTTGAACTCCAACCAATGAGTTAGGGTCAGGCATACTTCCGTCTCTCGCCTCATTTAAGCCTGTTACAGAGCGTAACATGTTCATGTAATGGTTATAGTTGCCTATAAGCATTTGCGTCTTAGACGCACCCGAATTTGACGTTAACTGCTGTATAGGAACTCGTGCGTTATTATACTCACCATCCTGAGTGTATGACCTACCTACAACACTACCCGTTTGGAAGTATAGCCTTAATGCATCCTCAGGGTTATATGCGTTACCTGTCCCAAGGTCAACCTCGTTTAATCCGTCTGCATCTATAAATACTCCGTCGGGAACAACCTTGGATATAACCTGCTGTAGTTTTAAGTGTGTAATCTGAATCAAGTCAGCGAATGGAATCATTCTCCTAACCAATGACTCGATAACTCCCTTATACATTCTCGGTGCAACTGCCACATAGTTTGGTAATGCGTGCTGACTTGTTGATTTAGGTCTAACCATGTTCTCAGCAAGCTTCCACTTTAGTATGTAGTTAGTCCCCATGACCATTACCCCATCGTACCATACGTCAATTGTTTTGGAAAGCTTTTCAAAGTTACCCTCGTCCATCATTTCTTGTGGGGGATTGAATTGGTCGTCCTTCTCAATCACTTTAGTACTACCTGTCTCTTCGTTTACTTTCTTCTTATAGACCATCTTCTTAGTAGTCTTGTAGTTGAAGTACATTAGCGTTACAGTATCTCTATAGAAAATATCATTGTCATAATACTGAGCTGTGTTATAGTAGTCATACCAACTCTGACCACTTTTAGAAATCTCTTCTAGGTCTTCCTTGGTAAGCTTAGGGTCAATCTTTAATAACTCAGTTATAGGAACTGTTTTAATTTCACCCCAATAGAAACAATCCTTAAAGTGAGGGTCTTCTGTGTAGCTGTAAACAACATTAGCGGGGTCTACATACTTAACCTCGACACCTGAACCCGGAAGGAACTCATGCTTGGCTGTAGATATTCCTAACACGGTTAGGTCATAGTCAAGCCTCTTACGTAGGTCAATGTACTTGTTTTCCTCAAGCATTGTATTGATAGCCTCCTCTTCAGCTATCTCTATAGCAGGCTTATAGTTAAGCTGCATATATAAAGCCAACTCCTCATCATTAGCAGGAAGGTCGTCAGGGTCTACCGTAAACGGATTTACTCCCGCCTTTTCCTGTATAATATTCAACAAAGGCTTGGCAGCCATCTGCCCCTCTATCATAGTCTGATACTTGCTTCTCTTTGATTGAGACATTGCATCCTGAGCGTATGCCTTAACCTTGAAAAGCCTATCAGACATTCCGTTCACTACGATGTCAACAAACTTAGGCATTATTGGAACGGGTGTCCAATCTAAGTTTAAATAAGACAAGTCGCCATTAATAGCCAACTCATTCTTATACTTTCCAACCGGCTGCTCTCCACGAGCATATAACCTTAACCTATGGAAGTTTCTCCATTGGTCATAAAACCTACACTGATTCCCGTCTTTTTTGAACCACTCATACTGAATAGCTTGCCCGATTTGTAAACCGAAAGCATCCGTTGCCTTTTCAGAATCTGAAACAAATTGACTAGGAAACCCTGTCGATGAAATGTTTATTTTGACATCCTTCATGTAATAATTTGACTTGTTGTTCCCTTGTTATTATATCTTGCAAAGTTAATGTTTATTTTTGATTGTTTTTTCTCAGGCTGATATAGATGTTTTTGGCAAGCCATAATAGCCAAACCTGAACTTATTGATGCATCAAACTTAGTCCTGTTGGTTATATCAAACTTTGCCCAATCCTCCAAGGTCCTTGTAAAAATCATAGAGCCAAACTCATCAGACGGTCTGTACGAACCATCCAAGTCTACCCCAACATACTTCTCGATGTAAGACTCTATTGCTGATGCGTGTGCCTGCTTAACGTCCTCACTTGTGTTTGGTATTCCACCCAATTCCCTTTCAGTCTTTGACAGCTTATTGTAATGCTTGTCAGGTCTATTTGTGCAGTAGCCTCTGTACCCCCTGTTCTTGAAATGGTATAACAGCCTTGGCTTGTTGTTCTCTATTAGTATTGGCATGCCGTAGAATACACACGCCATAAGAACGTCTTCGTAAAATATCTCTGCCGTCTGTGGTCGGGCTATGTACTCCAAGAAGAACTCATTGCTTGGTGCATCGTCCATGTTAAACTTGGTTAGTCCGTGCAATGCTCCGTTTGAACCTCCACCTCCGACAACACCTGATATGTCATAAGAGTCACAACCAAACGCACCTAAGTGCTCATTAGGTGGGTACTTCAATCCATTCCTGTTTATAGGTGCAGTGTGTATCTTATCATTCGGAGTCCAACTGACATAGAACCTACCACTCTTGTTTGGAGAGAATATAACCTTCGTGTCCTTTACCCCATTATTCCAACTAAAAGAACCACGTGTTACATGATGCTCACGTATCAATGAGTCGTTGTAGTCTATCTGCTGATATATCTTTGTTAAGTTAAATATAGACTGCTTGCTCTCATCCCTAAACGCATGAGACTCTGTTCTTGGGAACTGCCTATAAAACTCATTCAATGCATCGGCATCATTCTTTAGTGACTCAACTTCAGCTTGCCAATAGTCAATAGCTCCCTGATAAATAAGTTCGTTGTCTATCCCCAACAAAGGTTTTTCGGGATTCATAAACACAGGCATCCCATACCTGTCAATGAACCCCTCCATGTTCCACTCCATAGGTATAAACAATGAATACAGACCACTCCTTGTTTGACCATTGGCACTCCTCTTCTGTACGTTAGAGTCCTCGTAGTGTTTCTTAAAATTACTTCCACCCTTAGATAAAGCGTTTGATGTAGAACCCATCATACACTTACCTATAATCTTGCTACCCAACCTAAGACAAGTCTTAGTTACACGCCAATTGTTTAGAATGTTGTTAGGCTTTATCCACTTACCACTCTCGTCGTGTACTAGCAGTAGAAGCTTCTCACCATCATAGCTGTTGTCATCCGTGTTCTTCCAATCTATCGTTGTATCTAACCCCTCTATAATGTCATCGTCGGAGTCGAACATATTCTTCTTGGTAATCTTAGCTGCAGGTACACGGTACGCTAACTCAGTCTTTGGCTTGTCCATGCCGTCCATAATAGGCTTGAAGAAGAATGGTAGCCTGCTGTTTATTGGCACAACCTTGTCGGTGAACATCTTCTTGGCATCGCTACCCGTCTTGGATAGTATTCCTACCCTAGCATCCTTGGCTAGTGTGGCAGTGCTTACACACTCTGATGATGACATGAATGAGAATCCTGAACGCCTTATCTTTAAGTAAACCATTCCAAAACTTCTCTTGTCTGCCTTACATGCCTCCCAAAAAATATATAGCAGCCTGTTAGCCTCCCTAAAGTCAGGGTATCCAACATCAATAGATGTCCACTGAAGGTACATGTAGTGAGAGCCTGTCATGTATGTAGGCTTACCGTTGTTCATAAACCAATAGCCATCCTCCCTAAAATCAAACTCCTTCTCAATGAAATCTACCCACCTATTCTTAAACTCCTTAGGCATGTCATTCCATTGAAAAATAGATTGTATCTTTGTAAGTTCCTTTGGAAGTTCTTTCCTCTCCCAATACTGCTTCTCTTTTTTAGCGTGCCTCTTGTAACACTTACTAGGAGCTAGTGGTAGTCCTATCCTTAAATTTTGAATTTCAATAACCTCACCCAAAGTACCGTCCTTGGATATTACAATAAGGTCATAGGTGTCGTTGTAGCCATACTTCCAACTCTTAGCCCTGTTCTTGTTGGAGAGCACACTCTTGGGTATGTATTCATCAAGTACCCTGTATATATTATTTTGACCTTCTTTCTGCAAACCCTTGTTTTGTATCCACCTTGCTTGGTCCACTACTCAATGACTCTATAGCCTCCTTCTCTGCCTCAATCCTGTTAAGGATTTCAAACGCATCAAATATCGCTAACTTCTTTGTAGCTGCAGCATTCTTTAACCTGTCTGCCGATATGTCATCCTCAGGGTCGTGCTTTATAATCTGCTCCTTTGCAACCTTTATAAGCTGCTCTACAGCCCTGTGACCTGCCTCAATAATTTTTAATTTAACTTCCTTTGAGTTCATCTATAATATATTATTAATAATAACCAACAGTATTATTACGTCTATAATAATCTTTGCTATAAGCAAGACAGCTAATGATTTAAAAAATTTTCTCATAACACCATTGTAATTTGATGGTCATACATCCTATACATTTTTTTATCGTCAACATAAAACTCATACTCACTTTCAGGCTTGAACGTAACCTTGTCTCCTGATTTTACTCCCTTTGATTTTAAGTAATCATTGGGGTAAAGCATGAGACCCATTAGTGGTTCTTCCTTTATGTTCTTGTAAATATAAGAATTTTCTACGTCAATTGGCTCTACAAAACAATACCTGTCATAGGCATTCCAATCTTTACCGTCGTGGTACATAAAGAATTGGTCAGGCTCTATAAAGAACAAGTCGTCCTTAAAGAAACTTCTACCGCTCCTCCTTTGACCCTTTATGTCATTGTAAAACTTAAAAACGTTGTGGTGTACAAGTAGCGTGTCTCCAACCTTTATAGGTCCATCGTACCCTAGCGGTAACTCCTGAACAATGCCCCTTCTATTAGAAAACCTTACGTCCTCTTCAGATGTGCTTGTTATTACCTCAACTCCTGATATATTCTTGGTGTTATCGTATCGCCTGTTGTTCTCAGGTTTTACAATAAAAAAAAATGGTGAACGCATGTTTCATTAAAAATTTATATTATATTCAATTGATATAGGCATTGTGCCCGTAAACTCTTTCCAAAGCAAGACCTCTTCCTTATTACTCTCTATCCATATCTTTATAGACTCAGTATTTAAGTCATACATAATCAGGTGTATACTATGCGTACCGTTTAGTATCTCCTGCCCTACTATGTAGTGCATAGCCCCCGACTTGTAGTCAGGTCCAACACTTATCTTACGAATATCCATAATATTAGAATGTAGAAATGGCTACCCTTTTCCATACATCAGTATCTGT